AGGATATAGGTGATGGGGACGGCTGGTCATCAGTCGGTTCTGGTTCATTTGAGGTGTAGACTTTGTTTTTTATAAATAAAAGGTGATAACAAATTATTAAAAAAAGTTTTTTTAAAATAGATATATTAAAGGAGAAATAATATGGCTTTTTCCGTAAGTCCTTCCGTAATTGTTCGAGAAGTCGACGCATCAGCAGCGGTACCGGCCATCGCAACACCGCCTGCAGCAATCGCGGGTGTTTTTAGATGGGGTCCTGTAGGTGAAACTGTTCTTGTTTCTTCAGAGAATGAATTAGTAAGTAGATTTGGTACACCAACCAATGATAACTTTGAAACATTCTTTGTAGCAGCAGATTACCTTTCATACTCAAGCGCATTATATGTGGCTAGAGTTGATAATGGTGCAGTGGCAGCCTCTGCTAGTGATACTTCAAATGCAAATACACAACTACACACTTTTGGTGGTTTTGACGCATTGTATCCTGGCGATTTAGGTAACTCACTAGATGTTGCGTATGTTAAGGATACAGATTTTTCTGATACCTTAATCAGTGTGGCCGATATAACCGCATCAAGAATAACTGGTAATACTCAAATTTTGCAGTCAATTACCTTTAACACTGCTAATACAACTTTCGAAGTTGCACCTAGCAGCAGAATAACACTCGCAGACGTAACTGTTGGTGATTTAATAAGAATTGGTAATGATTCAGTAGGGTATCAGGAGTTATCATTAACTGCTATAACCGAACAATCACTAGATGCAGCCGGCGACGTAACTGCAAACAGTTCACTTATTACATCATACGACTATGCGCTTGAATTCGCAACAAACTACTTACTACCAGAAACAGATTTAAGTAAACTTTCACTTGAAAGAAAATGGAAATATGCTGGATTATTTGGTAAGGCACCACAAACTGGTAACTATCATGTTGCTGTTATTGATAATGACGGCTCTATTGGTGGTGAAGTTGGTGTAGCTTTAGAATTATATACAGATGTATCAACAACTACAACTGCTAAATTATCAGATGGTACTACAAATTATTATAAAGATGTAGTTACTGCTGGTTCTTCTTGGGTGAAAGTTGCTAATACAACACATTTTGAAGCTCAAACACTTAAATATGAAACACTAGCAAATGGTACTGCTGGCACAACAGAAAGTGCTACTGGTCTAGGTGCTCTCGCTGCAGGATATGATTTATTTAAATCTGCAAACGAAATTGATGTTTCATTCGTACTTCAAGGTAAAGGTGATAACGCAGGTAACCTTGCTAATTACATCATTTCTAATATCACAGATTATAGAAAGGATGCTGTTGCATTTATCTCACCTTCCAAGGAAGCAGTAGTTGATGAACTCAAAACACATGCTAAACTTACTAAAGTAGTTGCATACAGAAACCTATTACAGAACAGTTCTTATTGGTTCATGGATTCTGGTTACAAATACAGATACGATAAGTACAATGATGTATACAGATATACTCCTCTTAACGGAGATTCTGCTGGTCTTGCTTCCCGTGTTGAACCTTATGAGTCACCAGCTGGTTTCCGTAAGGGTGTGATTAAAAATGTTGTTAAATTGGCATTTAATCCTAATAAAACACAAAGAGACCAACTCTATAGTGCAGACGTTAACCCAGTAATGAGTCAGGTAGGACAAGGAATTGTCTTATTCGGTGATAAAACTGGTTTAGGTCTAACGACAGCATTCTCACAAATTAATGTAAGAAGATTGTTCATCGCTGTAGAAAAAGTCATTGCTAATACTGCTCAATCATTCCTATTTGAATTGAATGATGAATTCTCTCAAACACAGTTCAAGAATATTGTTGAACCATTCTTAAGAGATATTCAAGGACGAAGAGGAATTATAGATTATAGAGTTGTATCAGATAGTACTGTTAACACACCAGCTGTGGTTGATCAGGGTAAATTTAGAGCTAATATCTTCATCAAACCTGCACGCTCAATTAATGTTATTGAATTGACATTTGTTGCTACTCGTGCCGGAATTGAGTTTGAAGAAATTGTTGGTTCTCTATAACAGATAAATATATAGAAATAATAGGAGACAAGAGAAATGGCATTTAATATTAACGAGTTCAAATCACAATTAACAGGTGGTGGTGCTCGTCCAACTCTTTTCCAAGTGCAAATACTTAACCCTGTAGCCCCTGAAGCTGATTTTAAAGTACCATTTATGGTACGTGCGGCAGGAATTCCTGGTTCGACCTTAGGGTCTTACGAGGTCCCATATTTTGGTAGAAATATTAAATATGCAGGTGATAGAACATTTGAAGATTGGACAGTAACTTGTATTAATGATGAGGATTTCATTGTAAGAAATGGAATGGAAGCATGGATGAATGCTATCAATACACATGATAGTAATCTACGTGCATTACCTCAAGATTACAAATCTAATGCGGTAATAACGCAATACAGTAAAGATGGTGAAGCCATCAGGTCATACGTGTTCGAAGGCATGTATCCTACTACAGTAGACCAGATCGAAATGGATTGGGGAACTGTAGATACTGTTGAAGAATTCGGTGTAACCTTCCAGTATGATTTCTGGAGAGTAGAGGGTAGCACTGGAATTTCTACTTCGTAATAATAATTTATATAATAATAAGGTGATATAGTGAAAATTTTTGGCTTTGAGATAAAGAGGCCGGAACTGGAGGATATTAATGCTCCGGTTTCGTTTGCCGAACCTCTTAACGATGATGGTGCCATTACTGTTGGTAATGCGCTCGGTGGATTTTATAATACAATTTTAGATATGGAAGGCTCTGCTAAAACAGAGTCTGAACTTATAACTAAGTATCGCAGTATGGCGATGCAACCTGAGGTATCTCAGGCCGTTGATGATATCGTCAATGAAGCAATAAGTATTGACACAAATGAACAGGCAGTTGAGATTTCACTAGGTGAAACTGATCTTCCTGAAAAAGTCAGGAAAAAAATTGCTAGTGAATTTGATACCATATTGTCTTTGTTTGATTTTACAAACAATGCTTATGATATGTTTTACAAATTCTACGTTGATGGTAGATTAAACTATCACATTATTATAGATAACAATGATACAAAGAAAGGTATCGTAGAATTAAGATATGTTGACCCACGAAAGATTAAATTAATTCGTGAAGTTGACAAAAAAGGGAAGGACCAACACTCGGGAGTACCAACAAAACGAGTGAAAAATGAATACTATATGTATTCAGATAGTGGCTTCCAAAATACAAGTACAGGTGGCGTAAGTTCTCCTGTTGCTGGTGGAACAACTGGCTTTAAAATTGCAAAGGACTCTGTTGGTAGAGTTACTTCGGGTTTAATGAATGAGAATAATAGTTTAGTACTATCTCACTTACACCCATCAATTAAAGCTTTAAACCAGCTACGTATGTTAGAGGACGCAACAGTCATTTACACATTGACTAGGGCTCCTGAAAGAAGAATTTTTTATATTGATGTAGGTAATTTACCGAAGGCAAAGGCGGAACAATATCTTAGGGATATGATGGCTCGCCATAAAAATAAACTTCAGTATAATTCAGCAACAGGTGAGATGACAGATGCTCGTAAAATGCTGACAATGACAGAAGATTTTTGGTTCCCTCGTAGAGGTGGCGAAAGATCTACAGAGGTTGATACACTAGCAGGTGGTAACGCCCAAGGTTTAACTTCTGATGAGAATTTAATGTATTTTCAACGTAAATTATATAAAGCGTTGAAGGTACCTTTAACACGTTTAGAACCAGAGGCTATGGCAAGTTTTGGCAGATCCTCCGAAATAACCAGAGATGAATTGAAGTTTAGTAAGTTCATTCGAAGGGTAAGAACAAGGTTTTCTTGGCTATTTAATATAGTACTTGAGAAACAATTGGTATTAAAAGGAATTTTAACACCAGAAGAGTTTAATGAAATTCGTAACCAAATAAGATATGAATTTGTTAAAGATAACTATTTCGAGGAACTTAAGGAAGCTGAGATTTTAAGAGAACGATTAACAACATTGAGAGATGTAACTGAATATACAGGTAAATATTTCTCTCATCAGTGGATTGTCAAAAACGTATTACAGATGTCTGACGAAAAGGCTCGTGAAATGGAAGAAGAAATCGAACAAGAAAGAGCAGCTGGTGCGTTTGATGATGACAGTGATACAAGTTTTTAATAAATAGTTAAATAGATTAAATAGGACTCAATATGAAATATTTTAAAGACATTCTCTCCGAGGTAGGCCAACCAAAGGCTCCCGAAGAAAAAAGATTTAAGGACCAACATGAGATTGAAAAAATCGATCATCCTGTTGCTTCAGATAGTCAGTTTTCTGGTGATATCGAAGGTCTAACTTCTAAAAAGCGTGAAGCAGATTACGCTAAAGGCGATGATAAGAAAGCTTATGATAAAGCTTATAAAAAGAAAGTTGCTCAGACTTTGCCTAAGCGTGGAACCACAATTACTACTGACCAGGAAGATGTACTGGAAGACATAGATCTCGACGCACTCCTTGATTTCAACGAAAACGAAATGACAGTTGAAGAGCTCGATGAAGTAATTGGTCTGGTCAAAAAAGTTGCCAACAGATTTAGTACTTCAGGTCGTGCAGACGCGGCTGAAAAGAAAGCCGATAAATTTGAAAAGAAACAAAAAGACAGAGATCGTTTGAAGAAGGCTAAAGAAAGACTTCAAAAGGCAAAAGACGCACAACAAAAGCTCAAGCAAAAAATCAATTCTGAAACAGAAGTTGATGGTGAAGTAGTTAATGAAGCCTCTCCTGACGCGTGGACAAAATTAAGACCAGATCAAAGAGATAGAGTCCGACAAGAATATCAAAAGCTTAAAGCAGAGTATGACAAGGCTCAGGAAAAACATGATCATCACTATAATGATCTGGATGGTGATGAAAGGGTAGCTGATAGACTGATGGATAAAATGGACCAAATTAAAGCAAGACAAGATGCTTTGGTTCAAAAATATGGTCGTGGTGTTTATAAGGCTGTTGGATTTAGACAGGCCCGTGAAGATATGTCTATTTCTGAAATCCTAGGTTTCAAAAACAAAACAAAAGAAGATGATGAACCAGAGAAAAATGTCGAAAAAGATATTGAAGAAAAAGCTGACATCTGTTCATGTTGTGACAACGAAATAACAGAAAAAGGTTGTGGATGTGATTCAGATTGCCCACATTGTGGTGGTCATGGAATTACAGAAGATGATTCCGATACCAATGTCTCTTCATTAGAAAAACAACCAGTTGTTGCTCCAAAAGTTAAGGCTCCAAAACCTTCCCCAACATCAGTAAATATAAAAGCTGGTGGCAAAAACATTCAATTAACATTTAAAGAAATGCTAAATAAAGTAAGCTCAGAGGAAGAGCTTCTTGAGAGTCCTCAGGAAGAAATCCCAATGATGCTGAAACAATTACAGTTCATATGTTACTCTTCGGAAGAAATCACAGAATATTTACAATCAGGTGTCGACCCAGAGGAATGGTGGCAGAATAAATTAGCTGAAGTATTCAGTAATGTTAAATCATTATATGCTTATGCTAAAGGCGATCAAATGGTAAACAAACCATTAAGTGCAGCTGCCATGTTTGACAAGGCAGGAATGAAAATGCATTTCGAGGAGACTGAAGATGAGTTATACGAATCTCCGGTTAAAATGTCTGGTCGTAATGTTAATGTCAAGGCTGGAACATTAAAAACAGCTGATGGTAAAAGAGTTAAAATCAACAGAGATCAAGCTAAATTGCTAACTGACTTCTTTAAAAATGTCAAAAATGTTAATAATAAAAAGGAAATGATGGACCAACTGTCACAATCAGAAGGTGGTTTCCAAGAAGTATTGACATTTGCAGAATTGGCTTAAAAGGATTAAACTATGTTAATTAAAGTAAAAGGAAATGCAGAGGATATAACTACAGCAGATAATGTTTCATTGTCTAGGTATGTTAGAGTCTTTGCTGCTGCCGCGCAAACAGTTACCGTAACTACTGCCGACGCAGAATTAAGTTCAACAGGCACATTTAAAATGCCGGCCGGTGGAGTTGAAATTGTTGAAAAACAACCCACTGACACTATTGCTAGTACTGGTACATTATCATGTACTCCTGTCGCAATAAGAACTTAATAAATAAACATATATACAAAAGGTACGATTATGAAACTTATTAGCGAATATACAGAAGATTGCGAAATAATCACAGAAGCAGCCGAGGATGGGAAGAAAACCCATTATATCGAAGGCATCTTTATGCAGGGTGATTTAAAGAATCGTAACGGAAGAATTTATCCAAGTGAAACTTTAGAAAATGAAATGGCTCGTTATCAAAAAGAGTTTATTGAAACTAAGCGCGCACTTGGAGAATTAGGACATCCAGAAGGTCCTCAAATTAACGGAGATCGTGTTTCACACTTAATTACTGAAATGAGACGCGACGGAAACAATTTTTATGGTAAGGCCAAGGTTTTATCTACTCCTATGGGAGAAATTGTCAAAACGTTTATAGACGAAGGTGTCAAGATTGGAGTTTCTACTCGTGGTCTTGGTTCAGTAAAACAACTTAAAGACGGCGTAATGCAGGTTCAGAATGACTTTCACCTATCAACTGTGGATATTGTAACTGACCCATCTGCTCCAGATGCCTTTGTAAATGGTATAATGGAAAACAGAGAATATTATTACGACATCGCTTCAGGAAATTGGAGAGCCACGCAAATGGTTGAACAAATTGTCCAGGAAGTAGAAAAGAAAATTAATCGTGTAGTACGTAAGATTGACGAAGGTGATGCATCAAGAATGTTTGAAGCCTTTATCCGTACTTTAAGAAATTAAATTTATATAAATAAGTATAGAAAATATATTTAAATTAATTGTTAATAACAATTTAAAGGAGAAAAAAATGGCAGAAGATAAAAAGAACTTCGTCGCTGATGATGGTATCTCAAGCGTACCTAGTGCTGTAACCCCTGAAGGTGGTGAAGGCAAAAAGGACAAGCTTAAGAAAACAGCTGAAGACAAGCCTGAAACATCCCCTACTGCTGATGGTAAGAAAATAGTACCTGGTCAAACAGATGCTGGAAAACCTGTACCAACAGCTGAAGAAATAGAAACAGTTGAAGAAATCGTAATTGAATCTTCAATCCAATCTATTATCGAAGGTGAAGATCTTTCAGAAGAATTCAA